TTAACGTCTATTACTACAGGGGCTTTATTACTTGTAAGTGTCTTAGAAGCCATTTATAAGATACTTTTATCTATTTAGTATGTATTTTGCATAAGGAACTGCAAGAAGGTCATCTAGTTCATTCCATTCAACAATATAAAGTTGACCTGCAAGTTCATTCCAAGTGTAATTTCTAGTAGAGTTCCAATGATAGTTGATCCCTTTGAACCCCCAAGATTTTAATTCCGTGCAAGCAATCAGTGGGTGTTGATCGTATTGTTTTCCAGGAGTCTTGGCATTATATACAAAGGTATAGAACTTTCCTACCTCTGGTATTGGTGTTACAGTATCATTGATAGCATCCATTATCATCAACATTAAATCTTCTGGGTCATTTGATGACTCTAGATCTTGTTTGATTGGTTCTATTCGGTTAGCAAATTGTGCAGGATCTCTGTCACTGAAACCAAAACTATCTGTCATTACTTGATACCTAGTTCGTCTTCTGTGATGATTTTAAATTCAATACGGTTATCCTTACAGAATTCAGATGCTGCTCTCCACTTTGCTTGATTAACAGCATAGGTTTGACACTCATAGATATATGATTTAGTTATTCTCTTTCTCTTCTTTGGTGGAAGAGTTTGTTTCTTTGGTTTCACTTCAACCACATATGTTTTAATTCTATTACTACTTTCTTTTACTTTGATTAGAAAGTCTGGGTAATACTTATGAATACGATTATCTTTAGGAGAAACATATGGTATATTAATTTCTTCTGATGCCCAAGAGATTACGTTCTCTTTATTATCAGCCCACTGACAGAATTTTCTTTCCCAACTACTTCTACATATAATATTGTTGGGATTGCCTTGATATTTCTTCGGATTTACTGGTTTGTACCGACTCTTAATACTTTCTGCCATTAACTTGCATACATAATATATAAGGTCAAAAAGTATTTATCAAATGGCATCCGTTGCTCCAAGATCTATAGATGATATTAAGAAGAATTTATTAAATCCTGCACTTACTTCACACTTCCATATTAATATTGGATTACCTTTTAATGATGTAGGGTTTCGTAGTTTTTTAGATGACACTGGTTGTGTATATGGAAAAGAACAACAAGACCAGTTAAATCT